TGTGGCCCAGGCATTTGTGCTCCCACAGCGCGGGGTAGCCGAAGCCCTCGGGACCGCCGACGATGACGCCGTCGACATGGCCTTGCAGCCGACCCTCGGCGACCGAGAAGCCGAACTGCTCGCCACTGGCCTTGCGGGTGCGCAGATCGAAACCGGCGTCCCGCAGCCAGCCCAGCATGCAGTCCTCCATCACATGACCGCGCGCGAAGATGCGCAGAATCCGACCCGGGGTGTCGCGGCCGGGATCGACCGGCGCCTTCGCGTACTCGTACTGCAGCGCGCGTTCGCAGGCCACGCCCAGGCGCGAGGCGCCGAGGTACTGGCGCGGCGCCTGCGCATCGCGCGCTCGTGCCAGGCCGGCATCGACCAGCGCGCTGACTCGGCCCGAGAGGCTCGAGGTGGTGTTGAAGTCCATCATGGCCGCTGGCCCTCCGGCGTTTCCCAGGGCAGGTCGTCAACCAGGTCGGCGAACGGATGGGCCACCTCGGGCGCCAGCGGATCGGGCACCGCCGGCAGGCCGCGCACCGGCGGGAACCGGGTGGTCTCGTGGTGCAGGGCCATGGTGTCGGACCAGCAGGTGACGATGGCGTCGATCACCTGCAGCGCCTCGGCCTCGGCGTACTCGCCCAGCGGTTTGTCGAAGCCGATCTCGCCAGCGGCTTCGCCGAAGGCCTTGAGGCAGCGCCTCATCGCGGCCAGTTCGACATCAGAGGGATCGATCATGGCGACCTCCTGCATGTCGATGAGGCCGTCCTTGACCCGCAGCCAGTGGCCGTACAAGGCGTGAAACGCCCGTTGGCAGCGCCGTGAGCAGAACACCCAGTCGATGGGGTAGCGCCGGGGGTTGCCTACGCGGTGACGGTTGTCCGTGTGGGTGAGGCCGCGCGCCTGTCGGGTGCAAACCCAGCATTTCATCGGCCTTTCTCACTGCGCCCAGGACGGCTTGCCGGTGGATGACGCGCGTTGCGGCGCCGGTGCCTGCTGCGGCGGTGCAGCCTGCGCCGGGGCACCGGAGTTGCCGCCGCCCGAGGTCTTGGGCGGCACGCCCATCCACCGGGCGTAGTCCGGGTGATCCGGTTCGACCGCGAGCTTGATGACGTTGCGGTCCTGGCCCTTGGCATCCTTCTCGATGTCGACGCGGGCCAGGAACTCCAGGCCATCCAGTTCGTGGAAGCCCTGGATGCGGCGCGCGGCGGCTGCCGTCGGACTGTGGTCCTGTGGGTGCACGTTGCGCGCGCTGTTGAGCGCGGCGCGGATGAAGCTGCGCCCCATCTGGCCCCAGGTCGGGCCCTTGCGCGAGTGCAGGCCGATGTTGCTCCACAGCTTGCGCTTGGCATGGTCGCCGGTGGTGACGACGAACTCGGCCGCGAGGTAGACCGAGCCGGTCTCGAAGGACTCGGTGGCGTAGCCGCCGGTCCAGCCCTGGGCCGGGTCGTCATGGCCGCCCGGCTTGATGGTCATGCGCACCGGCACCAGCGTGCCCTTGGGGATCGGGTCGAAGCCCGATTGCTGGGCGTCGGCGTCGTTGAAGTCATTCCAGTTTGGCGTGGTCATGGTGAGTTACTCCTGAACTTCGGTGGGGGTGGTGATGGAGGAATGGGGGACGGCGCTGGCGGGCGTGACGGATGCGCCCGCGCACTTGGCGATCAGCGCGCCGAGGTGCGGCGGCTCCAGCAACTCGAGCCGCCCGCTGCGGTCCTTGGCCGGGAAGCCGTAGGGGTTGACGGTGTGGGTGACGAAGGCGCGGTAGGCGCTGCCGTCCTCGGCCTTGAGCTCGGCCAGCGTGACCACCTCGTCGACGATGCCGGGCAGCTCCAGGCTGGTCTTGCTGCCCTCGATCTGCGGCACGAACACCTTGCGGTTGTAGTCATCGAGGCGCTCGTCGAGGATGGCGACGAACACCACGTTCTTGCCCCGGGCATGCTGCAGGTGGGTCAGCGCGCCGACCATCTCCTGGCCGAGCAGGCCGTAGGCGCCGCGCATGTCGGGCTTGCCGGTGCGGTCACTGACCGCGCCCGGTTGCGTCTTGCACCACGCAAAGCACTGCCGTGACAGCTGTGTGATCGAGTCGACGAAGAGCGTTTCGTAGCGTTCGAGCTGGCTCGGGTCGCCGTACTTCTCGATCACGTGCTCGTAGTGCGCCTGCGAGAAGGCGGCCTCCGGCGGCAGGGATCGGTCGGGGCCGGCGAGGAACACGAAGAAGTCGCGGCTCTCGGGCCATGAGCCTGGGCGGATGGTGTCGCCCGGCCAATCGGCCACCGCCAGGTCGCCGGCCTCGATGTCGAGGAACAGCGTGGTGGCCGGATCCAGGTCCTTGAGTCGGGTGGTCTTGCCGATGCCGGACTTGCCGAGCATCAGCAGCTTCACGCCCTTGCGCTCGGCCAGGCGCTGCTGTGCGGAGATGATCGGAAGCGACATCACGCCACCTCCTTCAACCGCTCGGCAACGGCGGGATTCCAGAGAATCTGGTAGCCGCTGTGGCCGTTGCGGGAGTAGGGCACGGCCTCGGCCCAGGCCTGGCCGGCGTCAGTCAGCTCCCACTCGTCACGCTCGTTGCGCAGCTGCAAGCCGCTGGCGGCCAGCATCTGGTTGGTGGCCTTGGCCGAGCGGCCCAGCAGCTTGCCGAGCTGCGTGGCGTTCAGGGCGCAGATCGGTTCATTGGCCGAGGGCAGCGCGCGGCGCAACACCTCGGTGCTGATGCCGGTGTTCTCCTGAATGCAGGTCAGCGTCGCGGCGGCCGCGATGCCCGGCCTCACGCCCGGCACCTTTGCCACGGCCTCGCCGATCAGCAGGATCGCGGAAACGCGGTCGTGCGTCGGTGCCGGCAAGGCCGCCGGCATAGTCGGCGCGGCGGTGTAGTGACCGGTCTGGCGGATCGCCGGCAGCACCTCGTGCGTGACCCAGCGCTTGAAGCGTTTGGCGGCCTCCTTGGTGCTGCCGAGGATCAGGGCGTAAAGCCCCGACTCGTTGACGTGGTTGGCGCGCTGGGTGCGACCGAGCGCATCGATGACCTCCAGTTTCTGGAGATCATCGACATCGACGTGGGACTTGATCGCCTGAGACGGGTTGCCCATCTCCAGCGCGGCGCACACGTCATTGGCGTTGAACCAGGGCAGACCGGCCTCGTCGACCTGCAGGCGCACCGCGTGCGATTCGAATTGGAAGGGGATGATCGCGGACATGGTTCAGCCCTCCTCGGTGATGGCGAGCCGGAACGCGGGCTTGCCGGGTTTGACGGTGCGGGCGGCCTCGAACTGCGCGCGCAGGGCCTGCGGCCAGTGCGTGTAGCGGGACTCCGGCACGGCGTAGGCGATGTCGAGGTAGTCCCCCACCGGTTCGCCGGCCTCCGCCAGGCGCCGGGCGATGGCGGCCAGGCGTACCTGGTCCCAGGCCACGCGCTTCGGGCTGTCGACACTCACGCGCAGCGGCCCGTCGTGCACGTGGATGACGCCGAAGTCCTTGCCGGCCTGCTGGCGTGCGCTCGCCATCTGCTCGCCATAGGCGAGTTCGAGCGCGGCGTCGAACTTGGCGCGCGCCTGCTTGAGCCAGTCCAGGGCCTGGTCCAGGTTGCGGTGCAGTTCGGCTTTCTGCGCCGGCGGCAGCGCCGCCAGCTGGCCGACGCTGAGCGCGGCGACATCGGCGGGGAAGACGGTCAGCTCTTGCATCACCATCTCCTGTCAGCGCGCCACGCGCGCCGAGGTCGATTCGTGCAGGGCGCCACGCTCGAACTCGAGCACCGACTCCAGCGGATAGCTGACACGCTTGGACAGCTTCAGGTAGCGCGGACCGCGCCCTTCGCTGCGCCAGCGCTGCAAGGTCTTGGGACTCAGGCCCCAGCGCTGCGCGAGTTCGTTTTCGTTGAGGACCCGGCGATCACCGGGTGACAGACTGTTGATCGCCGCGTGTGGCGACCGGGGGAAGACACTTGCCGTAGCGGCCATGAAACTCTCCTTTGCGGCTGTTGGGGAACACAGGCGTCATTGGAGAATTCGGGTGGCGAACTGGCGAGGGACGCATTGGCGAACTGCGCGCGAACTCCGGGTTCGCCAATGCCGCCGACGCTGCAAAGCGCAACGGCGAGCACCAGGCTCGCCGTCCGAATCGAAGGAAGGTTGTCGTCAGTCGGTGAAGCCGAGCATCTGGCGCTGTTCGGCCCAATCGCGCGGCAACAGGTTCTGACGACCACGCAGGGCATGCAGATTCAGGTGCCGAGGCTGGCGACCGGCCAGCACGGCCTCGACGATGTCGGGCGCCAGCAGCGTCAGGCGCAGCACCTCCGACACCCAGCCGGGTTCCAGTTTCAAGGCCTGCGCCAGATCGGCGGCCGTGGCGTGGCGCCCCTGGTCGAGCAGACGCTGCCAGTAGAAGGCCTTGCCCAGGGTCTTGACCATCGACTCATCCAGCCCGCCGACCGCGCTGGGATCCGGTGTGCCGGTCGGCGGCATCAGCAGCTTGCGGTTCTGCCGGCGCCGGATGGTCAGCGGCACCATGGTCACCCGTTGACCCTGGTTGAGGTAACTGCGCGGCTCGGC